ATATGATGAAATTAATCCCGATACAGATAAGAAAGATGGACGATGTACGGAGTGTGGTTGTTTTATGAATGTTAAAACACATTACGCCACAGCAGAGTGTCCAATAGGAAAATGGAAAAAATTTGAAAAAAAATAAAAAAAAGCTTGTATAGAATTAAAATTATTCGTATATTTATGTACGAGTATAAAATAGGTTATATGGTTATACTAATTAACCATAAATAATAAACGATAAACGATAAACATAGGAGAAGTACAAAATGGATATAAATGCTATAAAATCCAAACTAGCAACACTACAATCAACATCAAACACAAAAGATAACTTTTGGAAACCTGAACCAGGTACACAAGTTGTTCGTATTGTTCCTTACAAACATAATAAAGATAACCCATTCATTGAGTTATTCTTTCATTATAACTTAGGTAATAATAAAACTTACCTATCACCTCTTTCATTTGGAAGACCAGACCCAGTGGCTGAATTTGCTGACAAACTTAAATCAACAGGTAATAAAGACGAATGGATTCAAGGTAAAAGACTTGAACCTAAAATGAGAACTTTTGCACCAGTTGTAGTTCGTGGTAAAGAATCTGAAGGTGTTAAATTTTGGGGATTCGGTAAAACTGTATATCAAGAGTTACTTGGTGTAATTGCTGACCCTGACTATGGTGACATAACAGACGCTACTAATGGTAGAGATATTGGTATTGAAAGACAGACTCCTGCTGAGGCTGGAAATCAATATGGTAAAACTACTGTAAGGGTTAAACCAAATCAGACAGCGATTACTGATGATGCTGAAACATTAAAAGGTATCTTTGAAAATCAGTCTGAATTGACAGAACTTTACAATGAACCAACTTATGATGAGTTAAAAGATGTTCTTCAAACTTTTTTGAATCCATCTGAAGAAACAGAAGCTAGTGTTCCAACGAACACGACTGAGAAAGTAGCTCAACAAACAGCTACTAAATCAACTGCAGATGTTTCAGATGCATTTGATAATTTATTTAATAATTAATCAATAAACAAATATGTGTGGTTGTTGAAGACTTAGATAAAACCGCTAAGGCTTGAGTTACCGGATACAACCACATCATAATAGGAGAACAATATGTCAGAAAAAGACGAATTGGCTGGGATAATTGCCGATGAACTGAATAAACAATTCAAACATCAAAAGGTTGCTTACTTTCTTGAAGAAGGTGGTAATCCCACAGATGTAACGGGTTGGATTTCAACTGGTTCAACTATGTTGGATTTAGCAATTGCTAATAAACCAAATGGTGGAGTTGCCGTAGGTAAAATCACTGAATTAAATGGTTTAGAAGGTAGTGGTAAATCTCTCATTGGTTCTCATTTATTAGCTTCAACACAAAAACAAGATGGTATCGCAGTTTATATTGATACTGAATCAGCAGTATCTCAAGAATACTTGAGAGCTATTGGTGTGGATACAAGTAAAATGTTATATGTTCATCTTGAAACTTGTGAAGAGATATTTGATACTATTGAAACAATTGTTACTAAAATCAGAGAATCAAACAAAGATAAGTTAGTTACAATCTTGGTTGATTCATTAGCAGCTGCTTCCACTAAACAAGAAATGGATGCTGACTTTGATAAAGATGGTTGGGCAACAGCTAAAGCTATCATAATATCAAAGGCTATGAGAAAAGTAACACAGATGATTGCACGACAAAAAGTTGCATTGATTTTCACAAATCAATTACGACAAAAGTTAGGTGTTATGTTTGGAGACCCCTGGACTACAAGTGGTGGTAAGGCTCTTCCATTCCATTCATCAACTCGTGTTAGATTCAAAAATGCTGGACAAATCAAAGATACTAATAAAAATACCATAGGTATTAAAATCAAAGGACAAGTGATTAAGAATCGTCTCGGGCCTCCAATGAGGACTGTAGAGTTTCCATTATACTTTGATAAAGGTATTGATAACTTTGGTAGTTGGTTGACTGTAATGAAAGAACACAAACTTATTAAAGTTGGTGGTGCTTGGTATACATTACAACACGCTGATACTGAAACTGGTGAATTAATTAAAGAATACAAATTCTTATCTAAAGATTTTGAAAAACTTATGTTAGAAAATTCAGAATTAAAAGATTATTGTTACGGATTAATCTGTGATGCTTGTATTTTAAAATATGATTCACAAGAACTTGGTATCGATGATGTAGTAGAAACTGAGGAGTCTGTGGATGAACTCTAAAAAAGACTTAAATAAAAAATATTTATCTTTTTTAGACCAAACCAAAGATGATACACACAAAGCTGTAAATCATCTAAACGACAGAGTATTGATTGTAGACGGCCTGAATACATTTATCAGGTCGTTTGCAGTTAATCCTGCATTAAATGAAGATGGATTACACATTGGTGGTATGGTTGGTTTTATGAAATCAGTTCGATATAGTTGTGATATATTGAAACCATCAAGGTGTATTATAGTATTTGATGGTAAAGGTGGAAGTAAAAGAAGACAAAAAATATATCCAGAATACAAAGGAACTCGTAAAGTTAAACGAAGACTTAATCGTAATGTGGATTGGGGCACAGCTCCAGCTGATGAACAAGCCTCAATGAGACAACAAATGGGTAGGTTAGTTGAATATTTAGAACAATTACCTTTAACCCTTGTTTCAGTTGATGGGATTGAAGCAGACGACACAATGGCTTATATATCACAACAATTACTTCCAAAAAGTGATTGTATATTGATGTCAACAGATAAAGACTTTATTCAATTAGTAGATGATAGAGTGAAAGTGTGGAGTCCAACAAAGAAAAAATTATATAATAAACAAGCAGTATTAGAGGAGTTTGGTTTACCATCAAGAAATATGTTAACATATAGAATCTTAGATGGGGATAAATCAGATAACATTAATGGAATAATGGGAGCTGGTTTGAAATCATTGATAAAATACATTCCAGAATTAACGGAAGATAAAGATTTTACAGCTATGGATTTAATAAATTTTGTAAATAATTCAGATTCTAAAATAAAACTCTTGGAAAATATAAAAAAAAGTAGTAACTTAATTAAACGAAATTATTTACTAATGCAATTAAACAATGTCGACATACCAAACCATACGAAGATGAAAATTCAAGGTGCTGTGAATGGTAAAGTTCCACAATTGATAAAGTATAGATTTCAAACAATGTTTATAAAGGATAAATTACAATCAAACATAAAAAACTTTGATAGTTGGATTATGGAGTTTGTAAGATTAGATAGATTTAGGGGATTGAATGGCTGATAAGTTACAAGATTTTGGACATACATTTCAGATAAAATCTATTGCTAGTTTGATGAAGAATCAAACATTTCTTGAACAGATACACGATATATTGGATGAGAAACATTACGACAGCGATAGTTTAAAATGGATTGTAAAAGAGTGTAAAAAGTATTATGATGAATATCGAAAGTGTATAACACTTGATGTATTTAAAGTAAAGACAAGTGAAGTAGAAAATGATATATTGAAAACATCTATTGTAGAAAATCTTAAAGAAGTATTTAGGCATTTAGAATCACCTGATTTAGATTTTGTAGAGGACAAAGCTCTTGACTTTTTTAAGAATCAGACATTAAAAAGTGCTATTATACAATCTGTTGAAATAATGGAATCCAAAGGTGACTTTGAACAAATTAAAAGATTAGTTGATGACGCTTTAAATGCAGGAACGGAAAGAAACATAGGACACGAATACATTGAACATATTGAAGATAGGTATTCGGAAACTGCTAGAACAACAGTTCCAACAGGTTGGGATGTTATAGATGACTTAACTCAAGGTGGTTTAGGTGGTGGAGAACTTGGTGTGATTGTTGCTCCCGCTGGTGTTGGTAAGACTTGGGTGTTGGCTGCAATTGGTGCTAACTCGATGAAAAAAGGAAGACATATAGTTCATTACACTTTAGAGTTAAATGAGGCTTATGTGGGATTAAGATATGATTCAATCTTTACAGGTGTTGCAAATCAAAATCTTAAATATCACAAAGAAGATGTTCAAAGTGAAATGGATAAATTAAAAGGTGATTTAGTTATTAAATATTATCCAACCAAGTCTGCTAGTGTGAATACTCTTTCAGCTCACCTAAAAAGATTAACAACATTAGGAACAAAAGTAGATATGGTTGTAGTTGATTATGCTGACATCTTAAAAGATACAGGTGGTGCAAGAGAAGTAAGACACGCACTTGGAAACATATACGAAGATTTAAGAGGAATGGCTGGTGAGTTTCAGATTCCTGTATGGACTGCTTCACAAGCTAATCGTTCAGCATTAGACGAAGATGTGATTGAGGCTACTAAGGTTTCAGAATCATATCAAAAGATTATGACAGCAGATTTTGTGATGTCATTGAGTAGGAAAGTGGAAGATAAGATTGGTAATACTGGTAGATTCCACGTTATCAAAAACAGATTTGGTCCTGATGGTATAACATTTCCAGCAAAGGTAAATACCAATACT